CCGATGAGGGTCCAATCAACTAATAGGGAGAAAACGCAATGGCAGAATATACAGAGTACGACTTCGAGGATGACTCTTCGGATTTCGGCACTGATCTAGTAAAGAAACTACGCAAGCAAGTTGATCTACTTTCTAAAGAAATTAAAGAAAGGGATCAAGTTATTGAAGAGTTTCAAACATATAGTCATGAAGCATCAGTAGGAGAAATCCTAGCTGGCTTTGGACTTAGTCCAAAAATCGCTCAGTTCATTCCAGCGGAAATAGAAGCCGATGAGGATAGCATTTCTGAATGGTTAACTGAATACGGCGAAGCTTTTGGAATTACTGCCGTTGATGAGTCAGAAGCTGGTTATGAACCAGATGCTGACGCTCAATCTTTTGAGCAAATATCAGACTTTGAGAATGGTGATATGGACCCAAATGTGGGTCGAGACATCTCTTCACTTATTGCTAACGCAACAAGTCCAGAGGAATTAACCAACTTCTTAAAACGCTGATAGTCCATATCAAACCCTAATAGAAGGAAATTATGCCTACTACCCCAGCAACATCAACCACGACATCAACGATGTCGAACTTGGTGCAGACGGCGTATGATAAGTATATCGAGTTTAACCTTCGATCAGAGCCAATGTTCCGCAAGTTTGCGGACAAGCGTCCTGTCGATGTGACAAACCCTGGTAACACTGTTGTATTCCAAGTCTACACCGATCTATCTCGTGCTACTTCAGCACTAACTCAGACTGAAGATCCAGATGCAGTACAGTTGAGCAACACTAACCGTGTTAACGTAACAGTTAACGAATACGGTAATGCTGTTATCACAACTGAGAAGCTTGCTCTAGAGTCTTTGTCTGCAATTGACCCAGCAGTCGCTGACATGTTGTCTTTCAATATGCGTGATTCACTTGATGCAATTGTATGGAACAAGTTGACAACTCTTGCAACAGGTCGCTTTACAGGAGCATCATCTGCTGATGAGTCCACTTTAAACGGTGAGGACGTTTCTGCAAGCACAACTGCAGCAAACATCACAGCAGCACTTGCTCGTAAAGGCGTTGCAAAACTACGTGGAGCTAACGTATCACCTCGTGATGGTGGCTTCTACACAGCATTTATCCACCCAGATGTGTCTTATGACCTTCGTTCAGAAGCACAATCAAGCGGATCTGCTGTATGGCAACTACCTCATACCTACACTGATGCTGGTGTTGGTAACTTATGGACAGGTGAAATCGGAATCTTTGATCAGATTCGTTATATCGAGACACCTCGTGCAGAATCAATTTCAGGATCTGGTACATCAAAGGTTTTCGCAACTGTTCTTCTTGGTAAGCAAGCTCTTATCGAAGCAGTTACATATGAGCCAAAGACTGTTATCGGTCCAGTAACTGATAAGTTAATGCGTTTCCGTCCTGCTGGATGGAAAGGTCTTCTTGGATGGAACATCTTCCGCAAGGAAGCACGTTACGTCATTAAGACTAAATCAAGTATCGCAGCTTAGTTATAAAGAAGAGGGGCTGGCAACAGCCCCTCTTCACCCAACAACAATAAAAGGAGAAAGCAATGCCAAATGTAGGCGGAATGAAATTTAGTTACTCACCAGCAGGAATGGCTATGGCTAAGAAAGCAGCCAAGAAAACTGGTAAGAAGATGGTAGTAAAACCTGCTATGAAAAAAGCAATGGTTAAGAAAATGGGTAAGAAGAAGTAATGTCATCTAGTGGCACTTATAAACGCCATGATGGTTTCAACCCAATGCAGATTAAAAATGGAATGGTAGTTCGTATAAACAAAGACGGACGTATCAAATCAATACTCGGAAAAGTTGGAGAGTACAAGAAGAATGGACCCAAGGCTTAAAAGAGCAGGCGTATCTGGTTTTAATAAACCAAAGAAAACACCTACCCATCCTAAAAAATCTCATGTGGTTGTAGCCAAGTCTGGCTCCCAAGTAAAGACAATTAGGTTTGGTCAACAGGGTGTATCTGGATCTCCAAAGAAGTCTGGTGAGACAAAGTCTTACCGACAAAGACGCCAGTCTTTTAAAGCCCGACATTCTAAAAACATAAACAAAGGTGTTATGTCAGCAGCATACTGGGCAGATAAGGTGAAATGGTAATGACAAAAATATTCCGTGGACCTACTTATCGCTACAGACTTGGTCGTCCTAATGATCTTTGGTTTGTATCTTATCCAATTGGTAAGAGTGTAATTAAGAATAACGGAACATGGTCAACAGTTGTTGTTCCTAAAGATAGTGATCTAGCCACATACCAACGTGTATTACGTGGTGGGTATGACAATGTTATTACAGACGCTGAAGCTGCTGAGCTAACAGCAGCAGGTTATGGAGATTACATCTGGGATGAGTAACTGTAGATCTGGTTGTAAGACCCAAGACCATGCTAACTGGGGCGAATGTGCAAGAGCAGCAAATTTTAGTATTACAGATCCACTGGCTAATGCCGTATCTAAGCAAGCCAACACAGAATTAAACGCATATAGAAGTGCAAGACAACAAGGTATTCAACCTAGGTCTACAAAGTTGCATGATATCAAGGCTGCTGTTATGGCATCCGATACTTTAGGAAAGGCGGTTCAAGCATAATGGCTACGTTAAATCAATTAACAGAGCAAACGCTTGGTGAAGTTAGTGGTTATGTTAAGAACCAAGAGTCAGTAACTATTACAACTAATACTACAACAGCAGGTGATATATCTATAACTGTAGATGATGCTACTGCTTTAAGTAAAGGTATTGTTGAAATTGATGATGAATTATTATATGTTAAAAAATCTGTTTCAGCATCTGGAACAATTCAAATTTTAGGAACATC